TTGGTTTTTGCCATTCAATTTCCTTCCATTTATTTCTGTTTCCAGTTTTTGTTTTTCCAATAATATCTTTGAATGTTAATAATCCATTTGAATTTGTTTTTTCAATCATTTTTTTTGCACGTGACATTTCATTTGCACGAAATCCAATACGCATTTCAACAGGTTCATCAAAATTATTTTTCCACCATTCAAATAACGGTTTCAATTTCATATCTGTTGTGCAAAATCTTTGTGTAACATTTGGCAAATAAATTGTGTTTTTTCCATTTTTATTTCGTTGAATTACTTGATCAAATGTTTTTCCAGTAACCCAATCAATTTTTTGGCCAATAAATTGTTCCAAATCAAGCATTGTATAAATGATTGCATCTTCTTCAAGTGTTCCAATGAATTCAATTCCTATTTTATCACTTACAATTTGTCTGATTTTTTCATCTGGAAATAAACAATTTTTATCATCTGTTCTAACTAATGAAAAAACATTGTAATCAGCTTTATAATTTGCTGCTATATATGCTGATGTTTTTCCACCACTTATGCTGTTCACTGTTTTCATATTATTGGAATTTACTTGTTTTCAAATCAACAGCCATGTTAAAAATTCCTGTTTCACCTTCACGATTTTTGGCAATAATGAATTCAGCCATTCCATTTGTTGATTCACCAGATTCATTTTCATTGTGGCCATAATATTCTGGCCTGTGAAGGAATGCAACAATTGATGCATCTTGTTCAATTTCACCAGATTCTTTCAAATCAGATAAACGTGGCCGCATATCACCACCACGATCAACTGTTGATCTTGATAATTGTGCAAATGCAATGCATGGAATGTGCATATTTTGACTGATTAATTTAACGCTGTTTGATATTTCAGATACAGCTTCATATCTGGACCGTGTTTTCGTTGGCAATATTTTTTGCAAATAATCAACAATGAATAACGTGATTCCAAACTTTGCTTTGTATTCAGCAACCAATGCTGCGATATCAGACACTTTTTTTGATCCTTCAACAATATGGATTCTTTCAAGCAATTCTGATTCTTTGGTGGCAACTATACGCAATAATTCGGCATCTGTACATCGGCCGTACTTCATTCTGTTTGAATCTATTTCTGTAATATTTGCGATCACCCTTCGCATTACCTGTTTTGATGTCATTTCCAATGCAAACAACAGCACGTGTTCACCTTGTTTCGCTTTTTGAACAGCTGTGGAAACCGCAAATGCTGTTTTTCCCATTGCTGGCCTTGCACCGATCACCATCAAATCAACTGGTTCAAGTAAAATTGATCCTTGCAGCGAAAAATATCCAAGTTCTGTTCCAGCTAATTTTCCAGACATCGCATTGTCATGATCCACAAATATCTGATCAACCAGTTCAACATTGGTGAAATCTTTTTTGATCTGGAAATGCAATTCAGATTCTTTCAACAAATTGTTGTATTTATCCAGCGTTAAATTTTCGGATTGAATCATTGTTTCCAATTGATTTTTCAGTGCAATTGCTTTTCTGGTTGCGTGATCCAGTCGTAATTCATTGTATATGGAATTGATTCCAACAACTGAATCAAAAATTGATTGCTGTGATATCACATCTGATATTTTCAGCACCGTGTTTTGATTGAACCAACCATGATGACGAAATTTATTCATGATCTGGACCATATCTGGTGCGTTGTTTTCGCTTAACAATTCACCAATTGATTGGTAAAGATGTTTGTGAAAGGAATCAATGATCCATGCTTGTTCAATGTTTGAATAAACTTTCAAACCTGTTGCAAGGTCACTTGATAAAATGATTGCAAACAATGCTTCTAAAGGGTGTTTTTTCATCTGTTTGGATTGTACGTTGTTAATTGTTTTTTATTTTCTGGTTTGAACCATACTGAAATCATTTTCTGTTTCCAGTTTTTGACCTGTTTACCAGTTGAATCTTTCCAGTTTGCAATATTATAATATTCAAACGCTTTTCTGGCAGCAATTTTAGAAAAATTATTTTCATCAAAATATTTAATCACTTCATCAATCGATGGTGGCAAAAATTCTTTTTTTGCTTTTACTTCTTCTTTTTTCTTATCTTCTTTTATCTTTTCTTCTCTTATGGAATCACTTTCGCATTGCGGATCTGATGCGATCGCATTATTTTTTTCTGATTCCTTTTGTTTCCTTCGTTTTTCCCAACCTTCCTTTGCGTTTTTGCTGTTTGTTTTACTTAAATCTTTGAATGATTCAAGCTGTTCTGATAAAAAATCAATGTAAATATTGCCATCAATTAATTCAATTATGTTTTCATCGCATAGCGAATCAAATGCGGTCGCATTGCCATTGCATAATTTTTGTATTGCCAACTTGATTGGAACATCACCTAATCTGGACCAGTACATTGAACATAAATCAATAAACAGTCCTTTATCTTCACGTGATAACATCTGAATGTTACCGTTTTCCCATTGATTTGGTTCAAATTTGAAATATGGAAGTTCTTTTGCCATGATTAAAATTTTTCAAAATAAAATACTACATCTAATTTTTCAACCTTAACAAGATCAAATCTTTCACAAATTCGAAATGTTGATGAATCACGTCTTAAACAGTTTATTTTATGTTTAATTTGTTTTCTCCAATCTTCAATTGAAAATGTGCTTTTTGATGCATTACAACTTCTGCATGAAGGATTGTAATTTGAAATGTGATTTTTTCCATTGATGATTTTTTCATTTTTAATATCACCTCTTCTTCTTGGAATAATATGGTCAACTTGCATTTCAGAAAATTTTAATTCAATTCCACAATAGGCACATTTGCCATTGTATTTTTTAAATGTTTCTAATCGATCAGATTGTTTGATTTCTTTTGCCATAATTTAATGAAATAAAAATGCCCTGTTTTCCTTTGGGGTCTCACTACCAAATTCAAACAAGGCATTTAATAACATTTTTTAGTTCTTTTGTGAGACCGAACCGTGTTGCAAATATATAATTTTCAAACTGTTCTTTTCAGCTTTTTAAAAATTAATTTTTCAAGTGTTAAATTTGAAAGAATTAAATTGTTGTTTGTATCTTCACTTTCACGCAAATATCCAGTGGTGTCATTCAGCAATATTTCAATGATTTTTGAATATGCTTTATCTTTTACTTCCAACATATTGATCACTTTTTTTGTTGCATGAATAACGCTGGAATGATCCATGTTAAACAATTCCGAAATTTCAATTGATGATTTTCCAGATCCAAACATCAATGCCATTCCAACGTGTTTGTAAAAAATTACGTGTTGTTTTCGTGTTCCAGATAGGATTTCTGAATAGTCAACTGGTGAAACTTGAAGGAATCGCTTCATATCGTATTCACCTAAATTTTTAAAATTTATATGTTTTCTCAATTTTTGTCGCAAATTGCTGTTTTCGTATTTCATTTTTTTAAGCGTTAATTGTTTCTGATATTTTATCTGTTATTTTTTCATTAAATTTGAAGCTGAATTCCGTGCTTCTGATCAACGGAAAACAAACATCTGTAATTTCATAACCAGCACATTCACCAACTGAATCATCACCATGATTGTATGTTTTTTCAAATGATCCAGCTGTTGCAATTTCCAGAAATTCATCAAATGAAAACTTGGATTCAACTGGAAACACTGAAAGGTTTATTTCGCCAAGTGAATCAACTTCAATTTCGATTTCAGTTCGTAAAACATCAGCGTAATCATTCACATCTATTTCGTGAATCATTTTATCCTGTGCAATTATTAATGCGGCATCTTTATCTTCAAAGATCAAACCACAAGTGATGTATGCTTTTTTCATATTGAATTATAGTTTCTTTTTAAAACTTCCAAATATTCCAGATACAAATCAAAATTGAATGATCCAGATCGATCTTTTTTGCTTTTAGTTGTTTTTGCTTTGGTCCACCATTTGGACATCGTTTTGATTCCTTTTGGCAATTCTTGAATTGTGTTTTTCATAATTTTTCGATTTCTTGTTTAACTTCATTCCAAAAATTCATTCCTACTTCATTTCCATTCCAGCAAATATTTTGAATCTCATCAACTGCAATTAATGCATATTTTTTAGTTGTATCAATATAAAATTGACTACCTGCAATTTGATATTTATCAAATAATTCTTTTGCTTTCTCTTTCGGTGTCATAATTCTGATATTTTTATAACTAATTCTGGGTGTTTATCTAAAATCAACCACGCTTCATTGATGCTTGATGCTGAAATTATGCTTGTTTTCTTCGATTTGCGGAATCTTCTTGGATCAAGAATGTAATACCAACAGATAAATGTTTTCATCGTGTTAAACCGCTTAAAATGAATGCTGCAATTGCGATGATGGAAATCACAATCATTTCAATTTTTTCTGTTTTCATCGTTATTTGTTTTGTTTAAAAGCGTTAATATCTGTACAAATCTGTGTACCGTTTTCAAAAATAATTACAACATGAGTGTTGTTAAAATCTACTACTTTGCATTTTTTACCAAAGTAATCAAGTTCAAGTCCTTTTTTCATAGTTTGTTTTTTGTTTCTGTGTCCACAAATATAACAATTAATATATTTAATAAACAAGTTATAAACAGAAAATAATTCAATTATTTTTTAAATTAATTAGTAAAGTGCTGATTTTGTTGGTGTTATGTGTGAAATATTTTTTCTAATCAAATAAAAAAGGTAGCCAATTTGACTACCTTTTCCACCTTTTACCCCTATGAATGAAGAAAACCTAACAACGATTTTTCAAAAATACGAATTATTTGAACTTCGTGTATGTTTTTCCATCTTTTGTTTTCAGAATTTCTTTTTCTTTTTCACGACCTTTCACAATTGCAACGTGAACCCATGCTGGATTTGTGTCTGATCCTTTTTCCCAAATCAGTTCTGTGAATTCAAGATTTTCTTTGATGAATTCAAATATTTGTTTATTGGTGATCAGCGTATTGTCGTTGTCTATATCAATTGCACAACCTTTTGAATGGAAACTGGAATTTGATCCACCGATTTTTTTATTCAATGCAGCGGATCTGTAACCAGATGAAATAAAAATCTGAAATCCGAAATGATCACGAATCGGTTGAAATATTTTTTCAGCCAGATAACGCATATTCTCCAGATGCTGTGCTGTTGGTTGATTGCTTATGTTGTGTCGCTTTGCTGATTCTGATCGGACCATTTCGGCCAATGTCAAATTTGTTGAAAGATTCATTTTTCTTCTTTTTTGAATTTGTCTGATTCCAACTTTGCACGTTTTACCATTTCAACAATTGATTTCCAGATGTTTTTTCCTGTTACTTCGAAATAATTTTCATTGATTGATTTCCCTTCTGTTACTATGCAATACAGCGTGAACCCTTTTGTCAAAATATAATCAATTGATGTGTAATTATCCGAAATCCCAGTCAAAATATAGTGTTCTGTTAAGAAGATCATATTGATTCCACCAACATAAAGGAATGATTTCGTGATTGTGTCTGATAATCTTCTGGACCGTACCTTTTTCCAACCGTACAATTTGACTGTTTTCCATATACCAAAATATGTGTCAAAAATTATTGCACCAATAGCCAGAAGCATCATTGGAATCACTGGTGACATAACACCAAGTAACGAAATTAATAATGTTGCAAAAGTTGATTTCATTCTTAATCTTTAAACGGTGGCGGCAATAATTCTTGAACTGGATTGATCTGCAAATTGATTTGATTTTCCAGATTTTTTTGCATTTCTGGAACATCAAGTTCAGCTTCCAACCACGAAACAATTTGGTCCTTTGTTAAGCTGTTAAAATCGGTAAAATCTTCTGGTGTTGGTTCACCAACTTTTGTTGCACCATATAATTTAGCAAAATAAACTTCATCATTTGCTGTTTCACGTGCATTGTATCTCCAATGAACGGTTTGAACAACATTGGACATCACACCATCTTTGATGATGCATTCCAACGCTGATATTTTCCAGTTAAATTCCATTATTTTTCCTTTTTCGGTTCAATAGTTTTTTCTGGTTCAACAACTTTTTTCAATGTGATTAAAGCGTTTACCACGTGTGAAGCATCATTCAGATTAAACGCACCTTTTGTTGTTGCGTGATTCAATGCTTCTTCAATTACTTTCAATGCTTGTTCTGGATTCATATCTGTTTGTTTTTTTTCAAAATTAATGAATTATTTCGAATTTTCTTCTTGAACAGGTTGTTCATCTTGAATCGGATCTTCAACTTCGATGTATTCAACACGAATCAATCCAGTTTCATCATAAATTTCGTTTCTAATTTTTGCCATGATTTTATGCTTTTCTTATTGATATAAATGGAATGTTTCCAGATGTGTAATTAATTGCCGTTAATGTTGACGGTATTGATGAAAATGTAACATTTGAAAATATCATAGTTGATGCACTAAAAGCTGCCGTATTTGCAAATGCTAATACGGCACCTTGTGAAATTGCTGTGTATGTTACAGTTGCAAGGTTTGAAATAAATCCAAGCCAATAAGTTGTTCCCGCATCAAATGTAAACGAATTTAACGCTGTTTTTATTCCTAATGTTGAACAATCAAGATTTGAACTTTCAAACAATTTTGCACTTGGAACACCATTTACATCTGAAAATATTAATATTTTCGCCAATCCACCTACAGCTGCAATTGTTACATTTATACTTAAATCTTGAGAAGTGAAAGTTTTATTTGGAATGAAAGGTGTGCAATTCAATCTGTTTATAACAAATGTTGCGGTAGTTGGTCCGGTTGAATAAATAATATATTGTGAAATATATCCACCACTTGGAATTGTTTTTTGTGCGTGTATTCCACTACCACCGCTGATTGTAATATCACCAGTCCCAACCAATGAATTTCCGTTCACAGTTTTTAAATCCGACCAAATTGTTCCAACTGAATTTGATATCAATACTTGATTTGGATTTCCAGCCGAAAAAGTCGAATCGTAAAATTGTTGTGCCAACGCAAATGATCCAGTTGTTTCTATGTTTCCATTTTCGACCAATAAATTACCACCGTATAAATGTATTTTTTGAAATGGATTTGTTGTTCCAAATCCAGCGTAACCATCTGGTGTTAATCTTAATACTTCATTTCCATTAACTCCAAATTTCATTGAATATGAAGCACCGTATTGAATAAAATACGTTTCTTTTCCATATAATTCAATTCGGTTATTTGCACCGTCCCAATGTCCAATTGTTATGTTTCCAGTTCCATCACTAATGTTGAATGATTGATTTGATAACGAACCAGTGTAAATGCTTAATCGATAACCAGCGGTTGTTGTGCCAATTCCAACATTTCCGTTTCCAGATAAATAAATGGTGTTTCCGCCAATGCTTACAAGATCAGTTGCATCATTTCCAATGAATGAAAAACTGGAATTCAGATAGAAATTTGTGCCATTGAAATAAGCATCTCCAACTGTTTGAAACGAACCATTTACATCTAATTTATGCGATGGTGATGATGTTCCAATTCCAACATTTGTTCCGTTGTCGTAAATCAATGAATTTCCAATTGTTCCAGATCCTGTGAATTTCGAAACATAGTTTGTTGTTCCAGATCCAGCAACTTTTCCATTCAATTCAGTTTGTAAATTAGTCACATCATCAATTGCAATCAATCTATTTTCCCACAATGATGTTGTTGAATTAAACAGAATCGTGTTTTTGTTTGCCGGTGATGTGATTGCGACATTGTGAAGTTCTTGCAATTCAAATCCGTTCTGAACTTTTACAAATATTTCACCGTTGCTACTATTGGAACGTGTTACAATACCAATGAACACCAAATGTGCTGGTGCTGATGGTTTATTTGTCAATCCAAATATTAAATTTCCATTTGTTCCAAGCCAAACTGGATCACCAGCTGTTGCGGTTGATGTGTTTAAACCAGCCAACAAACCTTCTGTGATCAGAAATCCTTTTCCGTTATGTGCTAAACTTTGAGCAATTAAACCCATTGTTTTGCTGGAAGTTGATTCCAATGTGTTTGATGCTTTTGAAACGATCATATTTGTTCCATCAGCACTTGAAACATATACAGCTTGACCTTTCACCAATGATTCGCCAGCTTTCACTTCGTGTTTTAATTGGCTGGTCCAGTTTGCATAGTTGTCAATCCATTCTGCATTGTAATTTGTCGCATCTATTTTTGCGAGAATTTGACCAGCTGTTCCACCTGTTGGAAGTCCATTTGATGATGTTGGCTGTGGATATTGACCAGTGTATGTTTCAAGAAAAAGCAATAATGATGCAGCATCATATGGAATTGTTCCTGTTTCATCGTACCAGTTTGGTGCATCAGCAATCAAAATCACCGCACGATTTCCGATTGTGCTTTGAATTGTGTAATCATTCGTGTTCACAACCGTGAATGATTGAAAAATATTGAACAAAAACGTGTTTGTTCCATCTTCAATAACCACATAGTTGTTGTATAAATATGCTTTTTTCATATTTTTTTAGCTTTTCCCAGTGTTTTGTGAAAGAAATTGTTTCAATGTTGCTTCTGTGTATGCGATTGATCCAGCTTCATCATAAAATGTTCCAATTTCTGATGTTAAAATCTGATAATTCAACCCAGTTTGATTCACCAATTTGAATGAATTTGGATAAATCTGGAAATATGATCTGTAAATGTTGAACAACAGTACATTTGTACCATCGTCAACAATTACATAATTCCCTTTTTTATAAATCTTTTTCATCAATAGAATGTTCTTTGATTTTTGAATTTATCTGAAACAACACATTTCAATGATGCCATTCTGGACCAATCGAAATATGTGATTTCTGGTGATGATTCAACAATCACTGGTGTATCTTGATAACGATATGAATGATTGTGTGCATTGTAATCTGAAATGAACAGCTGATTTTCAGACAAAAGATATGTATCAACCAACGGTTTGATGTAACATTCTTCTGATGGATCAGTAATCAGATCATATTGATTCAAGTTTTCACGAATCACACGTTTCATTTCACGGTTTGAATAAATGATATTGTCAATTTGTGTATTCGGTTGACGGTTTCCAATGAATCCATTGAATCGGAATGTTGATTCAACATTTGATCCTGTGAAATCTATTCCATCAGCTTCTTGTTTTGAATTGAAAATTGCACGAATTCTGGCTGTTTTTAAAGCGTTTTTTGTAGTGAATGGAAGTAACTTATATTTTCCCCATGTAAAGTTTGCCACAATTCCAGCAATGTTGAATGAAACGATTAATTCGTAACAACCAGCACCATCAGATGTTAATACATCGGACCATTGAATGGTTGTGTACCTTGCAAATGGTTCTTTTGGAAATGTTTGGATTGCTGGTGAATAATTCGCAACAGATCCTTCTTTTTTTAATATGAATGAAACTGTATCTGTAACATCTGCCAATTTGATCCAAGCTGAAAGAATGTCATTTTCCCATGATTTTGTTGATCCGTTGGCCAAAACTAATTGTTCACAACAACAGCTTTTTAAACCACGATTTTCTTCAATGAATAATGATGGAAGTTTAACTGATTTGTATGTGTTTTTGATTCGATCTTCATGTCCACAATCACCGCCACATGAAACACCCTGTGAAAATACATTTGTGTAGCCAAATTCAACTTCGTTCCATTCACCAGATGGACAATTCAAATTATTGTCATTGAATGTTGCAATTACTGTTAATCCAGACAGCATTTCATATTGCAATGCTGCTAAATTCCAATTGATGAAAACAGTTCCAATGAATGCAAACACCCCAGAATATTGTGTTTCACCATTTACAGTTGTTCCAGTTGCATCAAATACAGCTGAATAACTGTCATCACCGTATGTCAAATTTACAATGATTCCACAATCACAATTTGATGCACATTTTACACCAAATGAATTGATTGTGATCCAATCTGAAAAATAAACAACAAAATCAGATCCAGTTGGACAATCCATTACAGGATCTTGAACCAATGTTGCAACCGTGTTTCCGTCTGGATAAATATCATCTTCTATCACCCATTGATTACCACCAGACCAATAAACAGATATCAATCCAGAAGTAAATCCAGAATAAGTTCCTTGAAAAAATGTTTGTCCATTCAATGTTCCATTTGGTGTTAATGAAATCACATCATTTCCACCATGTACATCTGTTATGAATAATTTTATACCGCAATCGCACATAATTTTTTATTTTTTGCAACCTTTTACTTTGGTTGTGATTGAAACACCGTTTGTTGTGTCCATTTTTGTTGTGTCAAAATAGCATTCGAACTGGACCACATTCAATGCTGGAAATGTTTTTGCCATTACTGATCCAGAAATTGGTTGCAACGGATTTGATGGATTATTATCAAATGGAATCACGGTTGAACAGATCCAACGTGGTGATCCTTCTTTTGGTTCAACTGTTATTTGTCCCCAGATGTTATCGGTGTCCCAGTTTCCAGATGTCAATTCATGTGTTGCTTTTATTCGCATCAAATCATTGTCAATAATTGCATAAACCAATTGACCGCTTGATTCAAGAAATAGATCAATTGTCTGATCAATTTCAACATTTGAATCGTAATCTTTAATTTCAAGTTGATCTGTATAAATATATGAAAGGCCTTCTTTTATCAATGTACATTCCAAACGAATGGTCCAATCGCCTGTTGTGTCGTATGGAAGCCAATTTTTTGTTTGTTCGTTTGGATAAAAATCCGCATTTGCGTTTAATTGCTGCAACCAGTATTCCCATCTGTAAAGAAAAGGGAAGTATATTGATATTCCGTATTGTGAAACCGTGTCAATTGATGGATCAAGTTTCAAAATTGCTGATCTTTTTTCAGATGTTGTTGGCAATTGCGTTTGAATCGGCAATGTTTCATTCAGAATTACTTTTCCACCAACAACTGGAATTCCTGTAAAATCAAAATTTGCTGATATCAATGTGAATGCTTCACCAGAAACGCTGTTGAATGCTTCGATTTTGGCATTAAATGATGATAAATTTGCGTTTAAATCAACCAAAAAGTTTCCAAAAAATGCAATATCATCTTCAATGTTTGCTGAATAATCAGTTTTTGTTCCAGTTCCAACAGTTATATTTTCCGAATGATCAAAATATGTGTTGTTTTCAAAATCTAATGCACCGCCAATTGGTGGATTTGAAATCAATTGATCATTGAAAACAAGCACGTTCACGTTTCCAGCTTTGAACCACACACGGAATAATCGATCACCATCTTCACGACCTTCAAAAAATGTTGTGAATGCTGAATTCGGATCAAACGTGAAATTGACTGTTTTTTGTGTTCCAACAGTTGTGATGCTGTTTATTTCAATCGAATAATTTGCACCATCTGGATTTGTTCCAGATCCAATTGGAATGTTCAATGCATACGTGCTTGTTTTTACAGTCATTCCAAGCTGTGTCTGATTGAAAAATTTGTTTTTGTAATATGATTCATCATCTGGAATGTAACTTGATCCAATAGCGTTGTAAATCGATGCTGAATCAATCACGAATGAACCAGTTGTTGGTGCATCAAATGCCAATTCTGAAATGCCAGAAACCAGCGTTGCATCAACAACCGATGTGTTGAATGCTTCATCAAACCAACCAGTGTTGGCATCTTCTGAAAATATATGAATTAAGTTCGAAAAAGATTCGCCAAGTATCGATTGCCATTTTGACTTGATGAACAATTTTAAACATTGTGCATAATCAAATTGTGTTGAATCATAAACACCAGATTGAACAATTGAAAGTGTCAAATCATAATATCTATTTTTTGGTCCATCATTTGTCAATGTTAATGATGCTGATATTTCAAATTGACCGCTTTTTTTAGCAGCTTGAACACCTGTGATTGGTGAAGTTCCAGTCAAATCAAAGTTGAAAATAGTTGGTTCACCATCAATCAATGAAAATTCTGATCCAGCTGTTCCATTTTGAACGTGATTGATTTCCATTTGAACACCTTCACGTTTTCGATTATTAACATAAACAACCAGATCTTCATCATTTCCAATGTTTGGCTGTGCTTGAATGTCATCAAGTTCAATCGTGTTTCCATTCACAGCAACAACAGATGCATTCCAGATCATTATTGGTGAACCATTTGATGCGTGTATCACACAGATAACATCATCACCAGTTCGAAATCCTTCTTGCATGAAATCACCATTCACCCATTCAATTATGTTATTTGTCAAATCAAATTGACAAAAATTCGATTGGTTTGCTGTTAGCAATATGTTTTCACGCAATGAAAGTAAAACGGTTGTTTTATCACCAGCATTTGCTTCGTAATAATTCAATTCATTTCCGAAAATATCGGTGAATTTTCTATCAATTAATGTTATCGGCATACTTTTTTTGTAATTCGTTCAACTTTGAAACATCACCATTTTTGGTTGCTTCTGTTATTTGTGCGATGTCCTTCTGAATTTGTTCCTTTATTTCAAGGTGTTCATTTGGTATTTTCGCAATGATTTCTTC